CCATAACATTCTTTATACATTTGACCATAAACAGCTGCCTGTAAATCATATGTGGTTTGAATATGGTTTGATGTTTTAAAATCAATAATCCAAAGTTCACCATCGATCTCACAAACTAAATCACAAGTACCTGCTACTTTAAGTTCATCTGAGAATAAGTGTACTTCGGTTTCAATTAATGTAGGATTATGTGTTTCCCAAAAATCTACAAAACGTAAAAAATATTGCCACACATCTGGGTTGTATTGTGGGTGTCCACTTGGAGATAAGAAGTTCAATTCTTCTCCATTTAGATATGCTTCACACATCTCGTGTACTTGTGTACCTTCTTCAGCTGCTTTTTTAACAATGTAGTCAGCTGAAGTTCCCATTTGTTTTAACCACTTTTCAAAGTGTTTACCTTTTGGGTAAGAACCTAAAACATAGGTTACAGATGGGTAATACTTGCCATTGCGTCTATAATAGCGCGAATCGGGCATAGTAATCTGTTTGGCATCCTCAGATATTTCTAAAATCCTATCATAGGATTTCTTTACATTTCGTTTACTCATACAAATTCGAGTTTTTTGGCCATTAAATCATATTCAGATAATGGCATTGTATTTTGAATAAGGTTAGTAACAGCTTTGAATCCCATTTCCGATGGGTCTTTTTCTTCTAAATCAACTAAATATACTTCCTTACCTTCATTCATTAATTGTTCACAAAACTTAACGGCATCTTTTTGAGCGTCCTTATCTAAAGCTATATATATTTTCTGTACCTGTGAGGTAACAATTTTTTTCATTAATTCTCTCTGGATATGTTTTCCTAACAGGGGAATTGCGTTTCGTTTTACAGCCAAAGCATCAAACATACCTTCAACCAAAATTAAAGGAGAGGACCAGTTTATAAACAGTTCAAACGGAACTGTATCCTTACTCATTGGAGGGTTTTTATACTTTACTGGTGAATGGGGATTGTAATTACGAGCCACAAAATAATTTAGTGCTCCTTCGTGGGAATACGACGGTATAATAATCATATAATCGTAGACACCACCATCGCAATAACCAATATTGTAACGCATTATATCCGCTTTACTTACACCACGTTTTTTTAAGTAAGATAATGCTTGTCTACCCTTAATATCTGATTTTGTTAATTCAAGTAGTGGTTTAAACTCTTTAGGTAAATTAATTGCCTCTACTTTTTTAGTATTATCTCTATAATCTTTATAAGAGACATGCTTTTTAACCTCAGCAATTTTATCTTCTGGGGCGTTGGCTTGTTTTAATAAAGTAACTAGATTAGTTCCTTTTTTATTACAAACCCAACAATGCCAAGGATTCTTTTGCCCCTCAGTAAAATTAACCTCTAATTTAGGTTTTGCGTGATGACAAAAAGGGCAGTGGTATGCTTGATTACCTCTGGCTGTAGATTTGCCTGCTCCTAAAACGGAATTTACAATATTAACTAATAAATGGTTTACCATATAACGGTAAATGTAATAACCTATTTTGGCTGTTCAAAATCTTTTGTGAAAAACTTCCCGAGAATATTATCATTAAAGTACTCGTGAGGGTTTTCTAATACACTATATAGAAATAATGCTTTTGTTTCCTCGTAAGTTAATAACTTTTTATTAGGAGCCAAAGTTAAGATTTCACGCTTGAAATTCTCTATAGGTTCGTTCTCTAATAAGTTAAGTAATACTTTGTTAGAGCCCCAATATGTTTTCCAATCTGATTCTTTGATTACTTGTTTGTACGATGGTTTACGTCCTTGAACACCCTCATACATTGCTAAATCTTTTTTTGTTAATTTAGCTTTACGAGTAAATTTTAATACTTTTTTACCTATATACATTTTACCACTTGGAATGTGAGTAACTCTATAGGTAAATCCGAAAGTTGAGGGGGGAAATGACTCTAAAGAAGTCATTTCTTCCCCTTTATATAACCAGTTCATATTAAATTAAATCGTTTAATTTTTCTATAGAAGTTAAACCTTTTACACTTGGTCCTGTTAAACCCATACCCATTAGAGTAAAGTACGCAGTTCCTGTTCCAGTTAAAGCTGATGTAATTGCGTAAGAACTTTGGTATTGGTCATTAACTCTAAATGTTAAAGTACCACCAGCACTAGCATTATAATCAAATCTTATTGCTTGTGTTCTCCCTTGTTCTAAATTACCTCTATTAAAATTAACTGTTTTAGTACCTGTGTTTGTGAAGGTATATTGATAATAGTAATTATCACTATCATTTAAATTAATAGTGGTACTTGTCGCTGAAGTTGTGTTTCCGGAACTAGATCCAGAGTATGTTGGGATTGTTCTATAAACAACTTGGTTATCAAGCCCTGCAGTGGATAGCATTAACATTTTAGTATCCTGACTCAAAGAACCTTCTGGGGTTAATGGTAAATAGAATTCAGTAGTATGAATTCCAAAGCTATCAAGTGCATTTGGACTAGATCCTGTAAATACCAGATTAGTTCCTGAAAAGGATACGGTTCTGTTACCTGTAATAGTACCATCTGCGGTATAAAAAGTATCACCTACACTAATATCAACATTTGTACCTGTAGAACTTGATGTAGATACTGATACACCTGAGCCTGTAAAGTTAATACCTGTTATACTAGATCTTACTAGAACATTATCATCATAGATATCTACTGGGGTGCCACCACCACTACCCGTGGTTTGTACTGTAAATTCACCTGTAGTAGAATCATAACCTACTACATTAGTTTGAGTAGCTGTACGAAGTTGCGGGGCTAATACTGCACCTGAACTACTAACAGCAAATTGTAATTGTGTTACAGCATTTGAAGTATTTTTTCTAACTTGGAAGATGGTTTGTCTTTCATTACTTGTACTTGTTACAGGATTCCATCCCGGGCTAATAGAGAAGTTAGAGTTAGCATGGTCTGTTGATGTTGGTACGTCTCGACCTAAAATCCATTGAGGACCATCATTGCCTGTGTCTGTTGTGAATTTTAATTCGTTACCTTGAACTGTTCCTTGTCTATTCCATGAAGTAAAGTTTTGAGTTATACTATCAAAGAATAAACTTTGACCAAACTGAAAATAACTTAATGCAGATGCAGAAACTGTTAATGTTGCATTAGCACCTCTTAAAGAAGCATCAAGTGTAAGTGATGGTCCTGAATTAAATCTACTTTCTTCAAATGTAAGACTACCAGTAGCATGGAATTCTGAAGCACTATTGTAGAATATTTCTGTAGGATTACCTGGGGGTTCAATATCAACTGTAACGGCGTTTCCTGTATTTGTGGCTGTAATAATACCACCTGTAAAATCAATAGATTCGGCAGTTGTAGTTAAACTAACACCTTCATCTAGAATTTGTAAATCACGTGCAGCACCTGAAGAACCTGAAGTACCAGAAGAACCTGAAGAGCCAGATGTTCCTGAACTACCTGAAGAACCAGATGTTCCTGAAGAACCTGAAGAACCATCTGAACCTGATGTACCTGAAGATCCGCTTGAACCGTCTGAACCCGAAGTGCCACTTGAGCCTGAACTACCATCTGTACCTGAAGTACCTGAAGAACCTGAGGAACCTGAGGTGCCTGAACTTCCTGATGAACCTGAAGTGCCGCTTGAACCTGAGCTACCTGCTGCTCCTGAAGTACCTGATGAACCGCTTGAACCATCGGACCCTGAAGTACCGCTTGAGCCCGAGCTACCATCTGTACCTGAGGTACCTGAAGAGCCTGAGCTGCCTGATGTACCCGAACTACCTGAGCTACCGCTTGAGCCTGAAGAACCTGATGTACCTGAAGAACCTGAGCTGCCAGATGTACCAGAAGAACCAGAAGAACCATCTGTACCTGATGTACCAGATGATCCTGATGAACCATCTGTACCAGAGGTACCTGAGCTACCTGATGAGCCAGATGAGCCTGAAGATCCTGCAGTTCCTGATGTTCCTGAAGAACCTGAAGAACCATCTGAACCTGATGTACCAGAAGATCCGCTTGAACCGTCTGAACCCGAAGTGCCACTTGAGCCTGAACTACCATCTGTACCTGAAGTACCACTAGAACCCGAAGAACCTGAAGTGCCATCTCCTGAAGTACCTGATGTACCACTTGAGCCTGAGCTACCTGCTTCGCCTGAAGTACCACTTGAGCCTGAGCTACCATCCGATCCTGAAGTTCCTGAAGAACCAGAAGAACCATCAGTACCTGAAGTACCACTTGAGCCCGAAGAGCCTGAAGTACCATTTCCTGATGTTCCTGAAGTACCTGAGCTACCTGATGAACCTGCAGTTCCTGATGTTCCTGAAGAACCTGAAGAACCATCTGAACCTGATGTACCAGAAGATCCGCTTGAACCATCTGAGCCCGAAGTACCTGATGAACCTGAAGAACCATCTGTACCCGAAGTACCTGAGCTACCTGAGGAACCTGAAGTACCATCTCCTGAGGTACCTGAGGTACCACTTGAGCCTGATGAACCATCTGAACCTGATGTGCCAGAAGATCCGCTTGAACCATCTGAACCTGATGTACCTGAGCTACCGCTTGAGCCATCTGTACCAGAGGTACCTGAAGAACCAGAACTACCTGAAGTACCGTCACCTGAAGTACCTGATGTACCACTTGAGCCTGAGCTACCTGCTGTACCTGAGGTGCCTGATGTACCATCTGAGCCTGAAGTACCAGATGAACCAGATGAACCGTCTAAACCTGATGTACCTGAAGATCCGCTTGAGCCATCTGTACCAGAGGTACCTGAACTACCACTTGAACCTGATGTACCATCTCCTGAAGTACCTGAAGTACCAGATGAACCTGAGCTACCAGCTGTACCAGAGGTACCAGAAGTACCATCTGAACCTGAAGTGCCAGATGAACCAGAACTACCATCTGTTCCTGAAGTACCTGAACTACCGCTTGAACCGGATGTACCATCTCCTGAGGTACCTGAAGTACCAGAACTACCTGAAGAACCTGCTGTTCCTGAAGTACCGGAAGTACCATCTGAACCAGAAGTACCTGAACTACCACTTGAACCATCTGAACCTGATGTACCTGAAGATCCGCTTGAACCATCTGTACCTGAGGTACCTGATGAACCTGATGAACCTGAAGTACCATCTCCTGAGGTACCTGAAGTGCCTGAAGAACCTGAACTACCTGCTGTACCCGAAGTACCGGAGGTACCATCTGAACCAGAAGTACCTGAACTACCGCTTGAGCCATCTGCACCTGAGGTTCCTGAACTACCATCTGTACCTGAAGTACCAGAAGAACCTGAAGTACCGTCTCCTGAAGTACCTGAAGAACCAGATGTACCTGAAGTACCGTCTCCTGAAGTACCTGAGCTACCTGATGTACCAGAGGTACCGTCATATCCTGAAGTACCTGAACTACCGCTTGAACCATCTGTACCTGAGGTACCTGATGAACCCGAAGTACCGGAGGTACCATCTCCTGAAGTACCTGAGGAACCAGATGTACCTGAAGTACCGTCTCCTGAAGTACCTGATGTACCTGAAGAGCCTGAAGAGCCTGAGCTACCGCTTGAACCATCATATCCTGAAGTACCAGAAGAACCTGAAGAACCATCAGTACCTGAGGTACCTGATGTACCTGAAGAACCAGATGATCCTGATGTACCGGATGACCCTGATGAACCGTCTGAACCTGAAGTACCAGAGGAGCCTGATGAACCATTTGAACCTGATGTACCAGAGCTACCTGAAGAACCGCTATATCCTGAAGTACCTGAAGAACCTGATGAACCTGAGGTACCTGAAGTACCTGAACTGCCTGAAGTACCAGAAGTACCATCTAAACCAGATGTACCACTTGAGCCCGAAGAACCATCTTCTCCTGAAGTACCAGATGAGCCACTTGAACCTGATGTACCTGATGTACCTGAGGAGCCTGCAGCATCACCATAAGATCCTGTAATAAAATATTCTCCTGTAGCGTTGTTTCTAACTACTACGTTTACTAATTCACCACCAGCATCTTGGGCATCAACATGATAGATAGATCCACTTACTGTTAAACTACCACTAATATCAATATCAAAGCTTCCAGTTCCTGTAAAAGCGTTTACTGATTGAGATACGTGCCAAGCGTTTATGATATACCCCTGATTGATTTCATCAATAGTAGGGTCAAATATTTTTTCTAATCTTTGATTTCCTTTTCCCATGGTAATTTATCTATCTATGTTTATAAATATAGTAGTATCTGTTGTTCTTGATACTGGGAGTGGTTGAGATAATTTTCCTATTGCTAATAAATTTTGATCATTATCAAATAATCCTACAGTTGTAACATAAGGTGAAAAATATGAACCTGTTATATAATCATAAACTGTACCATCTGTTGATCCTGAGATGGTAGATGGGTTTTGAGAAAAATTAAATTCAAATTCGTTTATAGTAGCTTTATATTGGGTTTCATATATAGTAAATGAACTTGAGAATGAACAGGTTGCATTACTTAAAAATAAATCTTCTAAAGATAAACTTTTTCCATATACACACGTACCATAAATAGAATGTCCATAACCATTACATTCACTAGGATTACCTGTTAGGTTAGTGAAAGTAGCTATACCGTGAGGATAAATAATATTACCAACGTAAGATCCATTAGAATATAAATTACCATTACCATCATCTGTAATAAGATGGGTAACAGATCCACTTATAATTTTAAATTCAAAAGAATGAGGTTGAATATAATCACCCCATAAACGTGAAGGGATTGAAAGTACTGCTATTTCTTCACCTGAACTTGTAGGTAAAAATCTAATAATATCATCAGTACATTGAAGATAATTTTCATATCTTCCTGAAGAATCAGGATTTCCTACAAAAACATCTCCTGAAGGATTATCTCCTGGGAATAGGCTTTGAGTTTGAAGAGGTGAACCAGCCGATGATGATAAGAAGTTAGAGTAATATAATTCTTTAATAGAATCATAAACTAGAACTCCGTATTGATCATTATTATTTCCAGTAAGAGATTGAGTAAATTCAAAATCACCCTTTACACCTCTTAATCTATCAATTTGAACATCATCGTCTGTAAACTCAGAGACAGGAAATGAGAACCCCTTATTTACTTTAAAGGGTTCTACAATTATGTCCTGTGAGTTGAATTGTTTGAATGCACTCATTCATTTTAAAAATCTAGCTTAACGCGAATTAATGCTTCTTTTGTAAAATCTTTTTCTAAAGGTTTTGATAATTTAGCTACTGCTAGCAATTCATTAGCATCATTATACATTCCTACTGTTGTAATATAAGTCGTAGGTGAATTTATAAATAATGGATATAATACTTCACCAGTAGAACCTGAAATAAATGATGGGTTTTCTGAGTAGTTAAATTCTGAACTTCTTGGTCTTACAAATACAAAATCTGAAGTAATAGTTTCTTCTGAGTTTAGAGTAAATGAAGAAGCAGTTGAACCTGAAATAGAGTTGAAAATACGGGCTTCGTTATTTCCTGGAGCATCTGAAGATCTACTAACTTCTAAACTAATACCACCTCCAGCTAGTGAGCTAGATAATGCTAATGGGTTTAATAATAAAGTAGAAATATCTGGTAAGAATAAACCATATGAGCCCGAAGCTTCTGAGTATCCTTCGTTGTTTCTACCTGTGAATACTTCACCTGCAGAACCAGAAACTAATTGGAATACTCTACCAGCATCGTTAAATTGAACTGAAGATACAACTTGGCTATTATCTGTTAATGAAATAACACCTAATGAGCCTGAAAGTAATAAAGTAAGTGAACCTGGGAATAGTGATTCTTTATATCTACTTCTTTCAACTGAAATAGCCCAAAAATCTGATGATGTAATCCCACCAAATGAGAAATCAGCATTTTCATCTCCTAATACTAAAGTACGGTATTGACCATAAACTGTTGAAGAAGGTGATTTACCATCTACAGATGCGTTGTATAAAGCACTACCACTTCCTTGTTTATTACCATAAGCTACGGCAAACTCTAAAGATGAAGTTGTTTCATTTGAAAATACGTTTAAATAATAATTACCTGAAGAACCTGCTTCTTGGGTTGAAGAGGTAAAAAAGGTAGACATCTCTGGGAGTTGACTGTCTGTCCATAGACCAGCTGTGATGCTATCTGCTGATACTACAAAATCGTCTTGTTCTAATCTTTTAAATGACATAATTAAGATACTTTAGTAACGGTTATTGGGACTTGTAAACGAGCTCCACTATCTCTACCTATAATAGTCATTGTAGCATATAATGCATTATTAGCACCAAATAGTGTATTTACAGTAGTTGCTCTTAAGTTAATTGTAGTACCTACAACTGTTGAAGATACGTTTGTACCTAATGTAGTTGTTGAGTTTACATTTAAGTTATTAGCAGCAGTATTATCAATACCTACACCATTAAATTCAGAAAGTAATCTAACATCAGAAATAGTAGCAGTATAACCACTAGTTTCTGTTTGATTACCACCTAAATAGTTTAGAGTTTGAGGAGTAATTGCTAAAGAAGCACCTTGTTTAATTACAATTGAAGTATAACCCACATCTAAGATAGGCATTTTAGCAGTACCACGTGGTAAAGTGGTAAGTTTGTACTTCATAATTTGTGTTTCATCAGGAAATGCTTCTAATAAAGGCATGTTTTCAATTGCCTGACCATAAAAAGCTGAACCTGAAGGGTGAGTTGGATTATATAAAGTATAATCAATCTCATCATCTGCTAAAGCAAATTGAGTGATTCTAAAAGAACCGTCGTTTTTAGCGAGTAACTCTCTACCCTTAGTTGTAAGAATAGCGTCTACAGTTACTACTGAATTATTTAAATATCCCATGTTAAAATACGTATTTAGTTATAAATATATGTTTTTTTAATTTTATATGCAAGTTTATCTTGTTTTACTTCCGAAATTAGTAACTATATCCTCAATATTGTCCATAATAGGTTGATTACTATATTCTTTATATACGACTCCTGAGCCAACATTGTTTAAAGTATTTTCTCTGACTACAATACCATTCCCGTTAGATTTCCAAATTAATACACCTATACCATCTGCAGGATCACCACTAAAAGATCGCCCAAAGTAATAACCACCTGAAGACCAATTTAAATCATTAGTTGATTGTTTAAGCCAAAAACTATATTCAGGGGGAACCGCACCATTACTTGAAGCTGAGATTATTTGTCTTACACCATAATTTCCTAAAGGATCTACTAGATCTCCATTGGCATAAGAACTAGAATTAAAAACAAGAGGAGTAAGAGCATTAGGACCTACATATTCAATAGGGTTGGACATAGTAGTGTAAGCACTAATATACCATTTTTCTCCTTGTAATATACCTTTATAAAGTGTATCTTCAATTAATTGTTGACCGGCCTCTGAACCGGTTTCATAAGTATTAGTTGTAGAATTTATTACTACAATTGGCATATCTCCAGTAAGATAAAATCCATATTGAGGTGATCCCTGATTAGGTCCAAGACTTCGACCTGCTGCTGTAGATGTAAAATTATGAGAAGGTATCATAAATGAAGAAATATTCGGAACTTGAATACTACTTTCTACAACATTTAAACCTCCAATATTAGCTTGATCATTTCCATATTGATAAGCTTCAATATTATCATTAGATCTAAATGATTGTTCTATTACGCCTGTAAAAGTATTTTGATCTGAAGTTAAAGTGTTTACTTGTGATCTGTTACCTCCTATTAGTAATAGTGTGTTTACTGTTACATTACCAGCATTTAGTATTTCAGGTGAAGAACTTCTACCTGAACCAAATTGGGCTAAAACTGCTCCTAAATCTTCTACTACTGGGAGGGAACCAAATCCCCCAGATGTTGAATTTTGATTGAATCCAGGTGAAGTTGATTTTGCTCCTAAATAATTACGTCTTAAAATAGGAGTAGAGTAGTAATTATAATCTTGAATAAATGCTTTTGGTAAATTACCATTTTGTTGAGAGGCTGTAATTACAGTTTGTTGGTTAACAGCTTGAATAGCATTTGATGTATAATCTAAGTCCCAGAATATACTACTTTGTCTTGGTTCTACTTCATTATTCAATAATGGGTTACAATCACTATTAGCAAAGCTTCCATCAAAATAAGGATCTAATACGGTTAAAACATCATTTTGAGTAGCTATTACTACAGGGTATGGAATTGCGGGGTCTATAGATTCTAAAATAATGCTATCATCAGATTCAACTTCTATTAAATAAGCAGTATTGTATTCTCTAATTCCTAATGCTGTAAGCTTTATAGTTGACACGGATGTAGTTAAACTTTGATATCCGGCGTAAGTTGTTACTGTAGGAGATAAAGCTGTGGTTAGAATTGTAAATTCTTTAACATTAGGGAGAATATCAGTTAAATCTAAACCATTTTTAGAAGTTTTACTAACAGCTATATACTTAGGTTTAAAAGTATCATAATAATAATCCGTACCCATTCTATCTTCAATAACTCTATCAGATTCCCACCATATATCTAATTCCCCTGAAGGGTGTAGAGGGAGACCAGCTACAAAGCTTGGTGCAGGGCCTGAAAATGGTAATTGAATGATGGAAGGATTTAAGGGGACACCATAACCATTAAATGTATCATGATTAATATCAAAAGTAACATTAGGTGTAGAATGTGCTGTTTTTATATCATCACATCCAGGATTTAATTCTCCATTTGTAACTTGGATTAAAGAGCCACTAAATTCTCCATTTACAAATTCACGGGCATCGTCTCTACTATAGACAACAGAACCACTTGGGGTCATAAATGATTCGCTCCAACTTTGAGTTACGTTAACCACACCTGGGTATACTAAATCTGTATAGTTTGTGTTTTTTACAAAAACAGGTAAAGTACCACCTTGTGAAGCTGTAATAGCTTCGATAGGGAACGTTTCATAATCATTAGAAGAAGTATATATTCTTTGATCATCTAATAATCCCGGAATAGATCCAATACTACCTGTATAGTATGGTTCTGAATATGAGGATGATGGTTGTGGGTATTTTTGTCTTTCTAGTAAGTGTTGTTTAATAGAAATACCTGTAGCTGAAGATACTTTAGATGGGATGAAATCTTTAATAGTTTTCCAAAGAGAGTTATCAAAGAATTTAATTAATCTTACAAAGTCATTCCAATCGTAATTACTAGTATATTTTAAGAAATAATCATCTCTTAAATCATTTAAATCAGGATAGATTGCTGAGCCTGAGTTTATTTGTCTAGGGTCACCTATGTATTCTCCTATATTTAAGTAACCAATAGAATTAATAATATCATCATTAATTTGGTTAGTAGGAGATAATACTACTTCTACTTGATTTACAGTATCAGTATAAGCATCATCTGTTTCTGTATCTTGTTGGATAGATCTAATATTAGATAATTGTTGTTTACCTTCTGGGAGGTTTAGATCAATTTGTCTAATTTTATCAGTAACACGGTTTTTAATACCAACTGCAGGTTGATCTGTAAGTACATATTCTCTGTTTGTCTCAAAATTACCCTCAGTAATTGTAAAGTTTGAATTAGCAGTAAATGAATTTACGGTATCCCAAGAACCTGTTACTTTTGGGTGTATTGAAACAGATCCAGTATATAATTCACCTCCTAAAGATGCTCTAAATACTAACTCATCAGGTGCACTATTGATAGTATTACCTTCAATTGATTGAGGATTCATCACATAATCCTTAAATACACTATGTGAAATTTGTGTATTATAATATCTAATTTCTTGATATGAACCACTAAAATTATCATATCCCGTAATACCCCCTGTTGTTGGGAAGTATGAATCTGTAAGAGAATACCAGAAACCATCATCAGTAGCTGATATAGATGAAGATGCTATAAATCCTAAGGAAGAACCATTACTACCCGAGTATATCTTATTTGCTGCTACTAGTTCAAAATTTTCTTGATCACGGTTAATCATAACAGACCACCAACCATTATTTGCAAAAGGTAAAGATACACTAGCAAATTCAGTAGCATCTGTAGTAAAATTAGGATAAAATTTTAGGTTAGCATATTGATTATTAGGATTAGGGATTGACCCACTAAATGACCCTGAGTTTAGAAGTGTAGTATCGTATTCTAATACTAATCTTACATCATTTCCATCATTTAAAGTCCATAAGGATTGAGATGAAGGGATTGAAGATGAAGGAGGTAATTTAAATCTAAATTGTAGTGATTCAGGTACATCATCGGGGGCACCCCAATCAGTATTTATACCCCAGTCTGAACTAATGATACCATCATCTCCTGTAGAATAAGCATAATTAAATTGTTCAAACCAATAATCCCAATCGTTTACATTAGTTTTATCTTTACCCCCAAATTCATCAATTCTTAGTAATGTATTAGGGATACCATAAATTGTAGCTAAAGCTCTAATACCATCTACTGTACCTTTTTTCTTGTATAAATAAGGTAAGTTATGATAAATACGTTTGTATAAACGTTTATTTATATCGTTTTGAGGTAAAATCTCATTAGAACCTGTTATAGAATTATTAACATATTCATACCCACTTGGAGTAGGTAAAGAACCTGTCATATTGGGGAATGGGAAATAACTACCTGAAGGGGTTATACCTAAGGTTGATACGAATAGATTAAATGAGCTAAATTGGTTTTCGTATAAATTAAATCCTAAATCACGTAATTGTTGCGCGATTAAATCGCGTGAAATTCCTGAATCAATGCGGTTATCGTTATCCCATTTATTGGTAATATCTTTGATGTAAACCCATATATTTTCATCATAAAAATGACCTACCATATTAGAAAAATCTATATATGGTTGGTTAGCTGAGTCTTCTTTGATATATGCTGGGATAGCATTGTAAATCCAATCAGGGTTATTTAAATCATATAAAGAGGCTGTAGCTAAACTAGATGTAATCCAATTTTGAGCTAAGGTACTAGTAGAAGAAGCTTGATCATATGGTTGATCTGAGTTGGTTTTAGGATATGATTTTGAACCCGAAGTAAAATATAAGAAATATTCGTAATTATCAAATTCATCAATAGTTTCATTAATTAAATTTTGATAATAAGCTGTTGAACCCGAAGTACTAACTGTAGTTACATTTGATCCTTCAGCTGCGGATACTGTCCAGCTTTCTATTTGTTGAATTTTATAGAAAAAATTATTTAATCTCTTTTCTGCTGAGGAGAAATTTATAAAATTACTAAATTCGGTATAATCTACGTTAATTTGAATACTAGGATCTTCATAAAAACTATTAATTTGTTGTAATGAAGATGATAAGGAAGTTTCAGTTAAACTAGTAAAATCTGTAGGTTCTGTAGAATTATTAACTTCTCCTTTTACTTTAAGGTTAAGATTAGGACCATTTAACTTTATAGAATTATCTACAATAATAGGTTCAGAAGAGAATTCTATTAGATAAGCTAAAGATTCAGCTACTTTTTCTACTACCCATAAAGTGCTATTAACTTGATATTGTGATGGAAGGGGATCATATAATTTTATTAAAATAGTATCCCCATCTAATAAAATATTATTAGCAATTACTAATTGATTTGTACCAAAATTTAAATAAAAATCAGGGTAATAATTATCTTGATTTCTTTCTTGGATGAATTCATTAGTATATGTTATAATATCATCTTCGGATATAGCAGTAGTATTTAATCTAATTTCAGTTCTATCTGAGGATATTTCAGAAATATAATATCTATCAAAGAAATTTGAATTTAACTTTGTGCTTAAAAAATTATAAAATACGTTATAACTACCATTAGTAAACCCTTCATTATATAAGGTCTGTTCAAAATCTATAGTTAATATATTATCTTCAAGCCTATAGTCTGTAAAATTAGCTGGGGTGTTTGGTGGGGGGTATATTAATCCTGAAGAATTAGGGTTATATATAAAATATTCAATATAATCTGTATCAGGATTAAATGCAGTATTTATAGAAGTAGTTGCAATTAAAGAAGTATCTGAACTAGAATAGGTTTCTAGTTCAAATGTATTAGGATTTAATTGGGAAATTTTTGTTTCGGCCATGATTAATTATTTCTTCTTTCTTCTCTTCTTTCCTGTCTTCTTTTTCTTCTTTCTTCTCTTCTTTCCTGTCTTCTTTCCCTACGAGTTTTTTCTTCTTCAGGACTTAGATTACTAATATCTACTTCAAATTCTGAAGGTACTTCTAGATCTGGAATTTCAGGGAGTTCAGGAAGGCTTAATCCTGAGGTGTCTAATACATCTGCAATAGTATTCAAAGCACTACCTCTTTCATCAAGTAATTGTCTTCTTAATTCAGTAATTTCTTGTTGTAATGCTTCTATTTCAGTAAGTAAAGGTTCATAACCTATATACTCAGTACTAGTTTGAATTAAAGTTTCATGAGAATTATTACCGGTTTTAGGAATGTCAAAAAATAGTTTATTATATAATAAGAAAAATTCATCAGTAGAGACATCCTGTACCGCTACTGGTTCATTAGTAGCAGGAGTTAACTGAGTAAATTCCGTGTTTATTATTTGCGGATACTGAGTTTTATTATATTCTTTTTTATTTAAACGTATTCGTTGTTGCATTACCCATTAACTACTTTAAAGTAATAATTATCATCATAAACTGTTGTACTACCTTCAGAATTTACTTGAATAAGTATTTTATAATATCTTTCAGGTTCTAAACCATTCATATAAATATCAAAATAACTTGAAGTTTCATCTGCACTAATTCTAGTGTAGTTAGTATCAAAATCTACTACATATTCATCAGTATCTAAATCTTTAATAGCATACCAAGCTGATCCTGATGGTAAATAATATTGTTTAGTATACAAAGAAGAAGTTGACCAAACACGGGAAGGATATTTAGGTCTACAATTTATTCTAAATCTATTAATACTTTCTGAGTAGAATATACCTGGATTTTCAGCTAGATCAATAAATGCGTTAGGTTGGAATAGTTCAGTAATAGTAGAAGAACCTGTATTCCATGTTGAATCATCCCATCTGATTTCTAGTTCTGGTGGGTAAATAGTATTAGTATCAATCGTGTAATATTGCATTACAGGTTGAACTAATTTGCTAGGATTAAATTCAATAGTATTTTCCCATTTTAAAATAAATCCATTATTATCTAAAGATCCACTATACCAATCATCTACTATTGAGGTAACTGTTATATTTAAATCTTTATCACTTCTTGGATCAAAAGAATGGGTAATAGGGTATATAATAGAACCATCTGAGGAACTAGCATACCAATTTCCTCCTCCTTGTGGTGCATAAGTTGGATTATAAGAACTAGTGTATCCTAAAGAAGGACCACCAATATTCCAGTTAACACCCCCACCAAATGCAGGTGAATTCCATGCAGCTCCATCTGAAGTAATGGGTTGATCTAAATAAGTACCAGTACCCATATTCCAACTATCATATACAGGAAAAATTTCTAAGATAGAGTCTTCAACTATTCCTTGAGCTGTTGCTATATAAGATTTTAAATGAGCATCCCAATTTCCAATTACTTTATTATCTAATATATTTTGAATTTCTACTGTATCAAAAGCAATTAGAGTACGGGCAACTGATGGGTTAGTATCTAGGGCAAAATTTAGATTAGATATTTGATTTATAGGATCAATCCCTGTATTCATTGATGGGTACATTGAATATAGAGATGTGTCTTTATATGGAAAAAGTTTATATACTGCCATAATATTTTATTTAATAGGGTCAGTGGCCCTTGCTATTAATCTAGGGTCTTGAAAACTATCTTGATATGTTTTACCTAGTTTAGGTAAATAAGGTTGAGTTGTATTAAAACTTTTATATTCAGTTCCAATTTGAGTATTATAAGGTACATTAATAGGACCCCCAAGTATTGCAGGATTTTCTAAATCTAAATCTGTATTGTGAAATATACTTTTATTAGACATAGGAGTATCGTATGCAAAATTACCAGGACCTCTAATTTGACCTTCAGGTTTATCTTCAAATCTTTTACCAGGTTGAGGTAAGTAGGTATGAGAAAAATTATATTGAGGAGCATTAATAGGACCTCCGGCAGGTGTAGGATTAGTTAAATCAAAACTTGAAGTTCCAAAATTATCAACATCAAAATCCCCATTAAAAGGAAGTTTTTGAGGTGAATTAGGATTAAATATTATCCCAGTATTACCTGTATTATTAGGTCCTGAGGTAGCGACTGCTTTATTATATTTATCTAATATTCCCATAATTATAAGTTTACGATTCTACCTTTAATATCATTGTTAGGAAATTTTACTTCAAATATCATAGGATCAATTGAAGGATAAATTACTCCATCTAAAGTAGCTCCTTTTACATCATATGCATATTGAGAATAGTTCCCATCATTTATAGTTTTATTATAACAATAAATATTTTTTACAGTTTGTACCCCCTCAATTTGATCTAGAACTGCATATACATCTCTATATAGAATAGGTTCATTTATTTGCCAATTTCTAACATTAAAATAATTTTGAAGATCTACAATACATCTTCTTAAAACATCACTATTATTAAAATTAGGTAAAACAATAATTTCAAAATCAATACCAATATTAACAATAAAAGCATCTTTAATAGCAACCGAATCTCCTATAGTTCTAAATTGAGATAAATAAGTTGAAAGGTTTTGTTTTAGTGTACTATTAGCAATATTTAAATAATTATTATTATCAAATGCTAAAACATATAAATCAACATTAGTTCCAGTATTAGCAGATGCTTTAGATTTTTCTGTGTATACTTTAGCTATTTTACCATATTTAGGCAACATTGATAAAGCTCTAACAGTATAATCATTAGGAGTAACTGCTCTAAATTGAGTATTAAAGTTAGAAATAATATTTTGCCTTAATTCTTCTATAGTATCTCCTCCTCTACCCCCTGATGCGGCTCTTGGGTTAGTAACTGATAATGAGTTAAAGGTGGTTTGATATAATCCATTAGGATCAGTTGGGGAAGAATACACAAATGATCTATTAACGAATTTTAAAGCTGTAATAGTATTAGAATTAACATTAGATCCAACACCTCCTCCAACTAGATATCTTATTGTTAAAGTACCAGTAGGGGCTATACCGTAAGTAGGAGTAAATATAAAGTTTGTAGGTGAATAGGCAGTTGTAAGTTTATTTTTTTCAAAAGGTAAACCTAATCCTACATTATCAGCATTTGGTGTAATTTCTTCTTCTACATTTAAACTAGTACCTGCACCAAATTGAATTTCAAGTTCTGTATTGGAAGTAAAACGAGTAGCAAATCTGCGTTGGGTTTGTTTTAATTGTAATAAATAAGGGGTTTCACCTTCATTTACAGAATTATTAGGATCGTTTGGGTTTGAATTACGAATTGAATCATAAACCATTTCTTCAGCTAAGTAAGGTACTTCATACCAAACATTACCATCAGCATCTACAATATCTAATATACCTACAATATTAGTATCATTAATTGTAGTAGTAAAAAATTCTTGTGGAGTTGCTCCTGCATTAACTGTAGTTGTTTTTATTGTAGAAGAAATAGCTTTTCTAGTTTTTTTAAGTAAGAAAAGTGAAGGATTATTAGCAGCATCTACACTATAAATAGTTACTTCAGTAGGATCTTGAGAACTTGAAACTGTAAAATCTATTGAATCTTCTGTTAAGAAATTTAATTCAGTATTAGATGTAGATCCAATTTGAGCATTTTCATCAATATACAAAGCATATCTATAATCAGGAGTATAAATGTTAGGACCTGAGGTTAAAGAAGGTACAGTTTGGTAAAAATCTAAATCTACAGTAGCAACACCTGTAACTTGTGGTTTATAACCCATTACATAAGCTAAATCAAACAGATTTTCAAATCTACGAGAATATTGGGTAAATGTTTCTTGGATCTGATTATCTTGATAAAATGATAATACATCACCAATGTAAGCCGCCATTTCCATAAACATCATACCTGGGGATGCTTCGCTAAAATCGGTATAAGTTGTTGGGAAATATGTTTTAGAATAATTAATTAATGCTGATTTAAAGTCAGCAAAGTCCTTATTTAGATATTTTATGTCTCTTGCTTGTGCCATTATGCTCCTAGGATTACTTCAATTTCATCACTTATTCCTTGTGATGGGACCGAATATTTTATAATAATTTTCATACTATTAGTATCAGGAATTCCTAATACTGAAACTTCTGCGAGGTTTATACCTGGGAAGGCAGAGTTCATTTTAGATATAATATATTCTTTTATTTCATCTAAATTTTCTTGTGCTATACTTTCAAATATTACAGCTCTTAACCCTCCCCCAAATACTGGGTTTAAAGGTCTTTCGTAAGTTTCTGTTAAAAAAAAGTTAATAAGATTATTTTTTATAGCTTCTTGACTAGTATAAGTACTTACAAAACATTGTGGGTTTGAAAAAGGAAGACCAACCCCTACCCCAACATTAGGGAAAAAATCAGTAGATGCTATTTTGCGGACATTATAAGCCATTATCCTTTATTCATTAATCCCATAATTTGGTCTAAACCAACATTACCTGCAGGTAATTGACTACCTTCACCAGATGTATTCATTCCAGGGGTGACTTGTAAATTTCCACCCATACCCATAGCATGTGTTGAGTTAAAATTTAAAGTGTCTTGACCTGGTTTCATGTCTCCTAGAATAGAGGCATAAGCTGCTCTTTGTTCAGCTATATTTTTAGGTTTAGATGTTTGGGGGGTTTGTTCAGAAGTTGAAGATTCAGCTACTACAGTCTTAGGTGAACGTACTGCTTCAAGAAGAATATCTTTTAATTCATCTTGAATAGCTTCTCTCACT